TTTGTGCCAACGTGCCAATTTACTTATCGAGGCTTTCAATTCATCAATTGCACTTAAGCCATCGGGGTCGGTATTATGAAATGATGAATAATGTGAATCGATACAGTCACCTATAAACACTACCTTGTTACAATTGAAACGCTTATAAACTTGTTTGCAATGTTCTAAATATCCTTGCTTACTGAAAGGCTCATGAATATCACCTATAATTAATACTTTATTCATTGATTAAATTTATATTGTGTTTAAATTTCAATTCAAATAACCTTTGTTTAATATCGTCAATATCAATTAAGCCATCTGTATTTTTCCATTCTCTAAAAAAGTTATTGAATAGTTCAAATAAGAATGACTCCCTGGCGTTGGCTTGGATGTATGGGAGTAACTGGCTCTCGTTGTCCTGGTCCTCAATTGTAATTTTAAATTCTTTAATCATAATTAAATTTTAAGCAAAAAAATACCCACATATTAATATGTGGGCAAATTTAAACTATTATTTTTTGAGGTTAGTATTCTTCAATTACTTTTTTAATTTTGAAATAATTGGTTACCGTTGTATCATTAACTCCACGCATGATTCGGGAGGTTAAGCCCTTATCAAGTCCTGTGGCTGTAGCTAATTGAATGTTAGTTAATTTCTTGAGTACCTGCATTACTCGAAGTTTCGCAATGGTAGGGAGGTGATATTTTCCGCAATGTTCACATAAATTCATATATTTTCTGTTTTTTGTCTAAAAAGTTCGGTTATTTTCTGAAAAATGGCTAAATAACCGTTGAAATGCCTGTTTTTTGGTTTGATTTAAAGTAAAATGAGGGCTTAGTG